GTCACAGCGGTCGAGACGAAAGCCGCGATACCGCCGCCAGTCGTTGAGGTGCCGGATGTCGCGCCCATTGTGGCGCGTCTCACCACGCTTGAAGCGGTGACAGACGGGTTGAGCAGCGTGCGCGATCGGCTGACGACGGTCGAGACCAAGGCCGCGCAGCCGCCCGCCGTGCTGCCGCAGGGACCAACGGATGCGGAGATCGAAATCCTGGTCCGTGATCGATTGGAACCGCTGACGAAGGAAGTTGGTGGTCTCAGCCTCCGCGTGGGTGCAGTGGAGACGCGGCCGATGCCGGAGCCAGCACCGGTCACGCCTATTGCCGCAGGTCCAAGCGTGGCCGAAGTAGAGCTATCGCTGCGCGATCGGCTGGAACCACTGACTAAGAAATTGGACGATCTCACACTCAGAGTTGGGGCGGTGGAAGCACGGCCGACGCCGGAGCCTATGTCGGTGACGCCAGTCGCCGCAGGTCCGAGCGTGGCGGAAATTGAGCTTTCCCTCCGCGATCGATTGGAACCGTTGACAAAGCAGCTCGCCGGCCTGAGCGAGCGTGTCGCGGTGATCGAAGTCAAGGCCCCGACGCCTGGACCGGCTGGGGTCGCTGGGACGAACGGTCTGGATGGGAAGGACGGGAAGGACGGCGCGGACGGTCTGGGCTTTGACGATATGGACGTCGAGTACGACGGCGACCGCACCGTTCTTTTCAAGTTTGTGCGAGGCAGTCAGACCAAGTCCTGGCCGTTGGTGTTTCCGTTCCAGAAATATCAGGGCGTCTATCAGCAGGGGAAGGCCTACGACATGGGCGACACCGTGACGTGGGCGTCGCAGTTGTGGCACTGCAACGAATCGACGGTCTTGGCTCCTGGAGATGGCGTCAAGGCCTGGCAGTTGTGCGTACGAAAAGGCCGCGATGGTCGTGACGGGAAGGACTTCACGCCGCAGGCCGCTCCAGTCGTGTCTGTCGGAGGGGGGCGCTAATGGCTGCCCTCGTGACGCTTGCGGTGGCGAAAGCACACCTCAGGATTACTGATCCCGTGGACGACTACGACATCGAACTCAAGGCCGAACAGGCGACCCAGTCGGTGCTCGATCGCTGTAACTCAACGGCATATTGGCGGGCGATTACTCCGACGTGGACGCAAACGACCGTGCCGTTGTCGGTGCAGGCCGCGATTCTCCTGGTGTTGGCGCATCTCTGGGAACACCGCGGCGACAACATGCAACCGGACGCCGAACTGTGGGAGGCGGTGACGCGGCTGATTCGGCTGCACTCCGATCCCGTGATTGCCTGAGGTCGAGATCGGATCGTATCGGCATCGCGTGGTGTTTCAGAACCCGGGAACGCCCGTGCCGGATGGGGACGGCGGATTTACGCAGGCGTGGACCGATCTTGCTGACTGGTACGTCTCGATTCGTCCGGCGACGACTCGGGATCTGGAGCGTATCGCGGCCGGCACGGTGATCGCGACGGCGACGCACATCATCAGCGGGCGGTATCTCGATGGCGTGACGACGAAGACGCGCATGACGTTTGCCGGACGGACCTTCGAAGTAACTGGCGTGGCGAATCCTGAGGAGAGAAACATCACGATGGATCTGATCGCGGTGGAGGTCGTGGCCTAAATGCCGAACCGTTTGGTCTTCGACGGGCTCTCTGAACTGCGCGAGCAGTTGCGCAACCTGCCGTCTGAGTTGACGGGCGAAGCCGCGAACATCGTGCTGGGCGCCGCGAATGGCGCGGCGGCCGAGATCAAGGGGGCGTATCCGGTGCGAACGGGCCGTCTCAGAGACGGGCTGGTCGTGACGCGTGCTGACAAAGGCAAGTTTTCCGCCGGGGCGATTGTGAAGAACACCGCCAAGCACGCGGCGATCTTCGAGAACGGCACGCAGGCGCGGCATAACTCGCTCGGGGCCAATCGCGGGTCGATGCCACCGGGCCATGTGTTTGTGCCTCGCATGATCAGGGCGCGCCGACGGATGTACGAGCGGTTGAGCGATTTACTGAGACGGAAAGGTCTCGTGGTGTCAGGCGATGCCTGATAGCAGCGACCTGGATCTGGCACTCGTGACGAAGTTATCCAGCGACGCCACGCTGACAACGCTGATGCCGGATGGGGTGTGGATTGATGAAGCTCCGGCAGGGTCCGACCAATTTGTGATCGTGTCGCTCATTGACGAAAACGATGTGCAGCAACTCGGAGGGCGGTCATTTGAAGACGCGCTGTATCTGGTGGAGGCTCGCGAGCTCTCGAAGGTGGCAGTCAAGAACATCAAGGCCGCGGCGGCTCGGATCGATGCGTTACTCGAGAATGGCACCCTCACGGTCGCCGGCTACTCCGTGATGGCGATCTACCGAATGGAACGGGTTCGGCTGACGGAAGTCGATGAACTTGACGAAAGCATCCGCTGGGCGCGTCGTGGTGGGCGCTATCGGTTAGTGGCGAGCACGACATGAGATACGGACCACACTCAGCCGAAACAAGAGAGAAGATTCGCCAAGCTCTCACCGGGAGGAAGCACTCTGCAGAGCGGTTGCGGAATATGTCTCTCGCGCAAAAGGGCAAGCCGCGTGGACCGCGCACCGTAGAACATCAGCAGAAGCTCGCGGACGCGCATCGTGGTCATAGGCATTCGCTCGAATCGCGTCTGAAGATGAGCGCGAGTCGTCGCGGGGTGAAACGTGGGCCAATGCCTCAGGAGACTAGGGAGAAAATCGCGGCGGCGAATCGCGGCAAGCATCTATCGATAGAGGCTGGAGAGAAAATTCGCCAGTCGAATATCCGCAGGGCTGCGTCCATCACCAGGTATCCATACTGCGGCATCGACTTCCGGTCATCGTGGGAAGTTCGCGTGGCAAAAGCCTTCGATGCGTTGGGCATCGCGTGGGTCTATGAACCACGGCGATTCTTCCTCGGCCGTCGATCCTACCTGCCAGATTTTTATCTCCCGACGGAAGACACATGGTGGGAAGTCAAGGGCTATTTTCCTCCGAGCGCTCGGCAACTGATCGCTGACTTTAGGCGCGCGTATCCGGATAGGCCTCTCGTGATCGCCACGTTGCCAGTGATCGAAATGCTCGAACATACGGTTCGGAGGGCCGCGTAATCGTGCGTGATGTGCTCCTGTACGGATTGAGCCAATCGGAATGGCTTGCAGCGTTACTGCACTGGGCACAGACCACGCCTGGCCTGCATGAATTCCCTGCACCAGACGCGCACCGTCTGCAGTTGGAGCACTTTATATGGAGCCATCGGGGCGATCTCGGGCGTTCGATTCTTGACGTCGGCGTCTACACCCCGCGGCGGTATCTGGGCGATGGGTACGTCACCTTCGGCGAGCACGACGAAGACATCAACGGCGATCTGCTGCATTTGCCGTTTCCCGATGGAGCGTTCGATGGCGTGGTGCTGACCGAAGTGCTGGAGCACTGCACCGATCCTCCGGCGGCGATGCGCGAAGTGTTCCGCATCCTGCGGCCTGGTGGATTGCTGCTGGTGACGTCGCCCTTCGTCTGGCCGGAGCATGGCGTTGAAGGCCAATACCGTGACTACTGGCGCTTCACGCGGCACGGCTGGGAACTGCTCCTGGCGGCCTTTGCCAACGTCCAGATTACGCCATGTGCATGGACGGACGAAGGTGCGGCGGCGTACGACTTCCTACGGCGGTTCGAGTGTTTCGGGTTCGCAAATCAGACGCACGCGACGACGGGCTACCTTTGCGAAGGGCGAAAGCCGTGAGGTTGCTACGCGTGCTCGATCTCGGCGCTCATGAGATGTGCCAGACGGCCGACGTCATGACATGGACGGCGCGTCCACGGCAACCAGATGGTTGTGATGCCGTCGCTACACAGCCAGCGATTGCTTTCATAGACGAGTCCGTTGGCAAACGCGATGAACTGGTATCCATCGCTGTGTCCACGCGCGACGATAGCGCCCCATCGCTCCACGAGCACGTCCGTCGTCATGCCGTTGGTACCAAGCATAGGCTCAGCATAGGGATGCATACCCTGTGGAGTATAGCGGCTTGAGGTTGCGGCTGTTAATGATCGGCCCTGGAGCGTCATGGGCAACAGCAGATGTCGCGGCCGGTCTCCGTGATGGGCTGGAACATCACGGCGTGCATCTCGTGAACTATCCGCTC